ATAATCCAATCCCACCAGCATACTTTGAGATAAGAGCACAGTCCTTAAGAGTATCATAAATTCCGGAAATAGAATCTTCTTTCATTGTTAAGAGGAAACAGCTTGCGAATTGTTCCCTCCTTGAGCCAGCGTTATAAAGTGTCGGAGTGGCGTGAGTGAAATAATGTTTACTCATTAAATCATAATTTGTTAGAGCGTCCTCAATATTATCCCTATGAATAGCTAATGATACCCTCATTAACATATCCTGAGGACGCTCCACAATATCTTTACCTAAGCGATAAAGATAACTCTTCTCTAATGTTTTATGACCGAAGAAATCGAAATCATAATCCCTTGAATAATCAATTGTCATATCGATTAGATCCTTATTAAGCATAACAAGTTCATATAAATAATCCGCAATAAGGGGTTTCTTATGACCATTGTTCTCGTAATCATACATAAGCTGAATTTTATCTGAAAATGTTGTCAGAGTATTCTTATGATGGTTTGATACAACAATTCGGCCTGCTAAAATCTTGAACTCGGGATCTTTACTATACATCGCAATAGAGATCTGAGAAGATAGTTCATCCAGTTCTTCAGTCTTTACTCCGTCAAATATTTCTTGAACAACCTTTTGAGCAATCAGCGTTTCATCGATACTGAGTTTATGATCGAATTCAATACCTCGGGAAAGTGATTTAATTCTCTTTAGAATCTTATCGAATGAGACTTCTTCATATTCACCGGATCTTTTTTGGACGCGCATTTTATTATATTGTTGGTTTTGTTTAGTGCCCTTATTCATTTATATTGATATCAAATTTTTAAGTGGAATTGAATTTAATTATTGGGAAAATAATTGTATCTATATTTAAAATGATAATTAGTAAAGATTACTAAATGAAGATCGCTATTACTGGTAAGATGTGTTCAGGTAAAACCACGTTATCCAATTATATCTGTTCCCTAGAACCACGCTTCAAAATATTTTCATTTGGCAAGAAAGTAAAAGAAGTGGCCAGCGATCTATTTAAAATGGATCATGCCTTCAAGGACAGATCATTATTAACATTAGTAGGTCAGAAGATGAGAGAAATAGATCAGGAAGTCTGGATTAATTATGTTATTGAGAAAACGCACGATCATGAATTCTGTTTAATAGATGATTTACGATATCAAAATGAATACGATGCTTTAGTGAAAAATGGTTTCAAAATAATACAGATAAATATTTCACCTATTCTACAAGAGAAACGAATTAGGGAATTATATCCTGATAATTATAAAGATCATCTTCTTAATAGAAATCATTTGTCTGAATTGAATGAATTCACTGGCCCTGGCCCAGATCTGATAATAGATTCGGAAAGTGATGAAACATATATACGGTCTGCTGTGGAAAATTTAATAAATGATAATATTAAAGATGAGTGATAATATAGTCGATACTGGTCCATCTTTATCGGGTATGCTTTGGTCGGCAACTGGTTGGTGGGCGGTTTTCTGTATTTTATTCTTCCTTCTGTGGTGGTATTCTGGATGTGATGATGATGAATCATGTAGGCCAGAATGTGTGTGTCCTCCTTGTATTCAACATAATGTACAACCCGATGACGATGAATAAAATGTACGCCATAATGTGTATCTAAATCCCCTGAACTCTATGTTTGTAGTGCTGTACCTGCTGAAACGGGGACGGGAACTGGAACAGCTAAATGTAATTGGAACACCGTAACACCGTAACAAAGCAGGCCACACATACAGATGGTGCTGGAGCTGGAGCTGGTATTATCACCGATATGCCGTTTTTCATACCACTACTCCCATTGGTCGGGGGGCTTTTTAGGAGGTAATCCCACATCAGAGTGGCAGCTGAAGACGCGTTCATAACATAATTTATAAATATCCTAATTTATAAATCTCCAGGACTATTATGGATTTGATACCAATTACGCATGTTAAGATGGCGAAAGATAAGTGGCTGAGACAAAAGATAAAATACGATGATGAATTACTAATGGGAGATATAATTATAGAAATGAGTAAAAAATCATATGCATGGATACAATCTAAAAACGATTTACAAGTTACGTGTGATTATGATTCGTTTAAAGAGGATTTTATAAACTTATGTTATGATAAATATCTTAAATGACCCATAATACTGATTCCGAATTAGATTACTTCGAATTAAAATATCTTGAAGAGATATCGTGTTTATTCTCGAAACTGAAAGAAACAGATAATTACTATGGTCTAGATCTATTTAATAAAAATGATTTTTATGATTACTTTGAATTCATACAGAATATAGTTAAAATACATCAATTTACAGATGATATTTTATCAGACGACGAAAGAGAAGAAGATATAAATATCTACGCTAAATAAATATATACGATAAATAAAGAATGACTAAGTTAGATAAGTGGCTGTCCTCGATGACAGACGGCATCCCGTTTTCTTCAATGAGAAAAAAAATATCCTCAAAGAGAACAAAAAGAAGAACGAGGAAGAAGAAGAAGAATAATAAGAAGAATACTAATAATACCAAGAATACCAATAATACCAAGAATACCAAGAAAAGATTAGCACGCGCTGACAGGGTGGCTGGCTCAAGGCGTAAAAGAACTAACAATAAAATGAAATCTAAAGGAGTTATTATTCGTAAAGGAGTTATGCAATCGAAAGGAGTTATGCCACCTAAAGGAGTTATTATTCGTAAGGGATCTAAACTATATCGGTCTGACGGTAAACAAATGGAACTATTCACTCAATGAACTATTCACTCAATGAACTCTCTTATAAACAAATAAATAGGGAGAATATGTTTTAGCTTTATCATTATTAATTCTCTTTACACCCGTATCATTATATTCATTCCATTTATCATCTAAATAATTTTTACAGACGGCATAATAATGACCACCTCCTAATGATCCATTATGTATCACCATACTTTGCAGATCATATTCGTTTTTCATTTTAGACGAGTAATTAATATTATAATCTTTCAGACTTAAATTCATAGGATATTCTAAGAATTTATTTATCTTTGTTATGGTTCTTTTATTTTGTTTATATCTCTTTACCAAGATAAACAAAACATCGGATGTTTTCCATAGTCTCGTTTGCTTATACGGTCTTACCAATTGTCCACATTCATCGCACTTCCACTGATTATCTTCATCTAATCTCATCTTCTTCATATATTCTGTGAGACAGCATTCTAATGAAGTTCCTGAATCGGGGATTACTAATGAAACAACCTGAATAGGATCATGATTGGTTGTGAAATAATCACAATTAGTACAGCTAGTAATTCCCAGAAGTTGTGAATAAAAGTTCTCCACGATATATGAATAATCTTTTTCATAAAATCGAGCCCATGTTTCATTGCTCTTAAAATTAATCTTTGAGGCTTGATCTACAACCTTTTTAGAGTAAGTCATCTTAACATCTCTTTTCACACCCTGATGTAATAAATCCAAAAATAAGACAATAAATTCATCAATATCGTTTTGGTCGAAATTATTAAAGTATAGATCTTTCTCTTGGCATAAATGCTGAAACCGCTTGAGAAGATTTATTGGTGTTTGAACAGAACCCGATCCTCCATCATTTGACCACATCTGTCTCTGGAACATAAACCACTCGTAAATTAGCGTATCTTTATCGGCCAACTTGCATTCATCAAAAAATTTTTCATTGTTTGGATGAAAGGTAATTAAATGACTGAGGCACTGTAAAGCTGAATTCATATAGCATGTATTTCCTAGATTCACTAAACCTTTGTTACCGGCTCTAATGTTGGGCATCACTTCTATAACCATTCACTAAGATATTTGTTTTAAATAAATTACTTAAATAATAAAATATTTACTAACTTATAAAAATGAGTGATACTGTTGATAATGTTATGAATTCTGTTAATGATCAAGACTCGGATGATGATGCTTCAGGCGTATATGTTGGTTCGGTCAGTGCTAGCGATGAAGAAGAGCCTGCAGCCGTAGAGGCGGAAGAAGAGGATGCGGTCCCAGAGGAAGATGCGGTCCCAGAGGATGCGGTCCCAGAGGATGCGGTCCCAGAGGATGCGGTCCCAGAGGATGCGGTCCCAGAGGATGATGCGGCCCCAGAGGAAGATGCGGTCCCAGAGGATGCGGTCCCAGAGGATGCGGTCCCAGAGGATGCGGTCCCAGAGGATGCGGTCCCAGAGGATGCGGTCCCAGAGGATGATGCGGCCCCAGAGGAAGATGCGGTCCCAGAGGATGCGGCCCCCGAGGATGCGGTCCCAGAGGATGCGGTCCCAGAGGATGCGGTCCCAGAGGATGCGGTCCCAGAGGATGCGGTCCCAGAGGATGATGCGGCCCCAGAGGAAGATGCGGTCCCAGAGGATGCGGCCCCCGAGGATGCGGTCCCAGTTAGCGCTGTCGTTGTTCAGAATGTTCGTGATCTTTTATCGTCTACTGAGACTAAGGTGACAGTAGATAATAGTGTATTAGAAAATAGAGTTAAGGTTTTAGAAGAGAGATTAGAGAAGTTGATAGATATATTTATAATGTACAAGTTTACACCTATTCATACACAAATATGCGAAAAACTTAATCAGATTTAATTGGAGTAAGCAAGACCACCCATGCCAGACATAATGCGGAGAACATTGTAGTTGACGGCGAAGACCATCGAATTAGCTACAATAGTCGCACTGGAGTGTAACTGAGCGTTATCAATCCGAGAGAAGTTACAGGTTCCAGAAGGCTGATGTTCCTCGGGTTTGAGGGCAAAGGAGTAGACGCAGATAGAATCATTCATATGCCCAATGGTTCCAGTGTCCGCGGTGGTGCTATCAAGACCACCGCAACCTGAGTGATAGTCGTGGACCATCATCCGAGAGAAATAATTAGAACTTCTCTCGGCGAATCTGTCATGACCATTAAGTTTTAATTGGTATGTGGTACCACCTGCGGCCGGTTCCACTAGACTCGTAGAGTTAACGGTCCCACTCGCACCGACACCCGCAGTCCAGATAAGTTCCTTGACCGGGTGATTGAAGTTGAGCTCCAGGCTGCTCGCACCAGTTGCCGCCGTGAAACCTTGTTCTTGAACCTGTTCAATAAGGTATTCATGGGAAACCTGGGCAAAACGACGACGCTCATCCGTGTCAAGGTAGATGTAATCAGCCCATAACTTATGCTTTGTCACGGCGTTGGAAAATACAGTCGATATACTATGTTCCAATATTACCTTGACTTCGTGGTACTGAAGGGCAATTAAAGGTAAAGCGAGACCGGGATTACGGCAGAACCAAAATTGTAGTGGGATGTTAATTGATACATCAACGTCGACAGTGGCTTCTACACCACCATATCCAGACATATTTTGGAATAAGGTCCCATTGCCCGGGGCGGTGCCTACGATGATCGAAGCAGTGTGTCCTGAAGGGTTCTGTTCAGTCAATTCGGCCCAAGTCTCCATCCACAGGCCAGTATGTTTGTCGATTTTCTGACCGCCAATCTCTAGCTCAACCGATTTGATAAAAGCCGAACCAGGGTTGATGGTATTCGTCGCCTCAGTACCAGCCTCTACCTCTAAGTACATACGATGTACTAAATCCCCATTCCGCGAAATCGTAGCAGTGCAACGACCATCAGCAGTAGAAGAACCATTCCAGGTCTGCTCGATCGCCTCCATCGAGAAGTTAGTATGTCTGCGATAGACAACCTTGAAGAAAGTGATCTGCGGGTTACCGGTTAAGTAAATATCCTGAGCGCCATAAGCTACAAGTTGCATTAATCCTCCTCCCATATTATTTTATACACTCATTTAGAAAAAAATTCTGGCGTAATTAACTTATCCGTTTTTAAAGTGTGAAAGTGGGAATAATGTGAAATAATTTTTTATATTATTTATTTGAAAAATTATCTTATGTCTCACCCGTCGGGTGGGTAAAGATTAACTTAATTGGAGTACGCTAAGCCACCCATACCGGACATGATACGTAAGACGTTGTAGTTAACAGCGTAGATGTTGTCATCGGTGGTGAGATCACCGGTCGTATCAAGTTTAGCATTATCAATGCGAGAGAAGTTACAGGTTCCAGACGGCTGATGCTCCTCAGGTTTCAGGGCGAAAGAGTAAACATTGATCTTTCTATCGAACTGCGAGCAGCGGGAAACCGAGTCCTGGAGAGAAGCAATAATAGATATGCTAATCTTGTCACCCGCCGAGGCAGGAACAACCATGACCGGGCTCACTGCCACTATACCGGCACTAGTGCCGATCACAGGAGCAGTTACCGCCGTAATTTGATGTACCGATGCAGCGCCAGCATCGGCAGCATCACCACCTACGTCATATACAAAAATATCACCGACATTCCATGTACTGTTGAATGCCGTTGCTTCGGCAGCGTCCGTGGCAGCGTCGTTAGTAAATGTTGCCCCTCCAGCTGCTATCAATAGCGCGGTATTTGCGGCCGCAGTCGTGTGGTATGTGGTTGCTCCAGAATCAACTGGTAGACTTAACATAACCGGTCTATCAGTCATAGGGATGTTCGTACCCGGAACCGCAGTGTGATAGTCGTACGGCTGACGGAGCTGGAAATATTCCTCTTCCTGAGAAGCGAAACGATCATGACCATTCAACTTAAGCTGAGCGGTAGCGTAAGTGTTTGCCGCTGCGGAAGTCCAGATAAGTTCCTTGACCGGATGATTGAAGTTGAGCTTCTGAGAGTTGCTCGCCGAGGCAGACTGCTTCTGTAGCTGCTCGATCAGGTATTCGTGGGAAACCTGAGCAAAACGACGTCTCTCGTCGGTATCAAGGTAAATGTAATCCGCCCATAGCTGGACATCGGCGACGCCAGTGGCCGAACCGAGGGTAACCTTAACCTTGACTTCGTGGTACTGAAGGGCAATTAAAGGTAAAGCGAGACCCGGATTACGACAGAACCAGAAATTAAGCGGGACCTGAACCATACCGACACCGGCGGTTCCAGTCTTATTGAGACCGTGGCTGAGAGCACCGGTCATATTCTTAAAAGCAAGAGCCTTCGATTCGGGCGTCGTCAGCTCCGCCCAGATTTGGTTCCATTCTTTGTAATGACGGTCAATACGCTGACCACCAATCTCGAGCTCGACCTCCGAAACAATATCATCACCATCAGTAATAGCCGAAGTCGCAGAGGTAATATATAATTTAGAAACTAAATCACCGTTACGGGAAATAGTCGCCGTGATATTAGCGCCCGCACCCGCCGTGCCATTGAAGGTCTGCTGAATAGCCTCCATCGAGAAGTTAGTGTGCCGTCTGTAGACCACCTTGAAGAAAGTGATCTGCGGGTTACCGGTTAGGTAAATATCCTGAGCGCCATAAGCTACAAGTTGCATTAATCCTCCTCCCATATTATTTTATACACTCATTTAGAAAA